AGTGGGGGTATAACTTAACGGCTAAAGTAGCGGGCTTTTAACCCGTAAATCAGAGTTCGATTCTCTGTGCCCCTACCATATAAAAACACATTGTGGCGAGTTTATGAATAGCCTGGGAATACGGCAGTAAACCCAATATGTTATAACGTTAGCCTGATATCAGCAGTGTGTTTCTATATGGTGACGTTAGTTTAGTGGCAAAACCGCGGGTTGTGATTCCGCTATCATGAGTTCGATTCTCATACGACACCCCAAGGTGATATGGCGTAGACGGATGCGCACCGGCTTCATAAGCCGAGGAGGAAGGATCGATACCTTCTATCACCACCATAAAGTTTTTGTTCGGGTATAGTGTAATGGTAACACCACAGACTTTGACTCTGTTATTCTAGGTTCGAGCCCTAGTACCCGTGCCAGTTATTCAAAATATTGTATATCAAGGTCAAGTGGTTGATCCCAGTTGACCCAGGCAAGATTGCCAGCTTCGCGATCAGATTGAATTTGATCCAGTACTGTGGTTACATCGTACCCTGGTTGACTCAATTCAATAGTGCGATACAATTGTTTTTGTAAGTAAACATCAATGTGCATGAATTATTTAGCCCGTTAGCTCAATGGTAGAGCACTCGACTGATAATCGAGCGACCCAGGATCGTTACCTGGACAGGCTACCAAATGTCTTTACAACGCTGAGAAGATGCTGTATAATAAGTATTCAACGCGGGGCTCGTATAGTGGTAATACCTTAGCCTTCCAAGCTAAAGCGAGGAGTTCGATTCTCCTGCCCCGCTCCACTCAAGGAATAGCATTATGGACATGGATCAAGCGGCAGTATTCTTAGCCGGTAGTATTTTGACAGTGATAGGTTTTATTGTGCTTGTAGCTGGTGTGGTTGTTATCAACAACATCATTCACAAGTATTGGAAAAGTTTTGGCTGGAAGTTGTTTCCAGTGTATTTGGATCAGCCAAATCCTAGATTTGCAGAACCGCAAGAAGTTGACAAAACTCAAGAGCCCACGTTGAAAAAATAGCATGTGGGAATATGTCATAACATTTTTTGCTCTATTCTTTACAGATGTTTTTTATACCTACTATCTAAGATCAATAAACAACAATGAAGTTTTAAAAGCAAGCCTGTGGGCTGTGATTGTATTTTTTATTGCGGCAATTGCTGTTGTAAACTACACTACTGATCACATGCTTCTCATTCCAGCCTGTCTGGGTGCGTTTTGTGGCACCTTTGTTGGAATGTCAATTAGAAAGAAATAATCCGGAGTATAGCACAGCCTGGTAGTGCGCATGGTTTGGGACCATGAGGTCGTAGGTTCGATCCCTACTACTCCGACCAGTTAATGTAGCGGTGGCAGAGTGGTCAAATGCAAGGGATTGCAAATCCCTAAAACCGTGAGTTCAAATCTCACCCGCTACTCCAAGTTTAGAAAAAGTGTGTTGAAAACTCATTGACTATGGGCCCAACTACCAGGGATCTCATTAGATCCAGCGCCGCTGAACGGGCGAAAGCCGCGGTAGACTGCTAGTCACAGTCGTTTTATGTTGCTGGAGGGAAGGGAGCGCAGGCATGTGTTCCGTACCCTTAAACACAAGGTAGTGCTTTTTTTAATTTAATATGGAAGTGTGTCAGAGTCCGGTTTATTGCAAATTTACAATAAAATGCTAAATAAGTTTAGGAGATAAACTTATGCAATCAAAACTTAAAGGCACAGTAAAAAAACCGTTTTTATGTTTGTGCGGGGAGAGTAACCCGTTAAATTTTACAGGTAAAATGAAATCTACTTGTAAAAAATGCCACGCAGCAGACATTGGACGCAGATTAATCGAAGCGCGAGAAAAAGCAATTGACTACAAAGGTGGTAAATGCGAACACTGCGGATACGATAGATATCGTGGTGCATTAGAATTTCATCATCTAGATCCTAATACAAAAGAACATTACGGATTAAGAGCAATGAAATTATCTCGCTTGTTTGCAGAAGTAGATAAATGTGTTTTACTATGTTCTAACTGCCATAGAGAAGAACACAGCAGATTAAGAAAAATGGAAGAGCAAGCCAACTGGTGATGGCATCTGTCTTGAAAACAGCCGAGCGTTAATAGCGCCTTGAGGGTTCGACTCCGTCCTCTTCCGCCAAAATTTGAAGCAAATCTCACCGCTTCCACCATATAAGTACAGTAGCAAGGAGACAACCATGGCACAAGTCACAGCAAAAACACCCGCAGAAAAAATGGCGGTATTTCAAAACAAGATTACATTAGAACGTTTGATTTGCGATAATATCTACTCAAAGAGACACTTTGATGGTATCACATGGTTGAGTGTTCATAAAGAAAATGAAGATCGCAAATTTCTCATTAGAGAAGATGCGTTGACAAGAATAGAATAACGGGTGATTAGCTCAGCGGTAGAGTCGCTGCCTTACACGCAGTTTGTCGGGAGTTCGATCCTCTCATCATAAACTGTCTTGAAGTTGTAGCGTAGTTTGGCGGCACATAAGATTGTGTATTGGCCACACGATACAGCGGAGCCATAATAGCATGTTCATCAATCATGCTGTATTTATTTTGCCCCGGTGACGGAACTGGTATACGTGTTGGTCTTAGAAGCCAAATTTTAGGAGTTCGAGTCTCCTCTGGGGCACCATACAAGGAGATTATATGCCAATGTACGAAACAACTGTGAGAACTCCGCAAGGAGAGGAAAAAAAGCGAGTCTACGCTGATACTCCACAGGAAGCTCGTAAACTTTTTGAACAACTGTATGGTGGACCGCGAGCGGTTCCGTACATTCCTCACATTATCCCAAGTTGATAACTTGAAAAATACACATTTGAAAGTCAGCCCAGGTGGCGGAATAGGTAGACGCACCGGACTCAAAATCCGGCGGGAAACCGTGAGGGTTCGAGTCCCTCCCTGGGCACCAAATACATCAATAAATATTTTTGAAAGCAAAAATGAACATACTGATACTGGGCTGTAGTTTTGGAGTACCAAATTATGGTGGGTCTGGTACCGGCTTGCAAGAACATCATACAGAATTTTTGCTTCTAGATAGAGGACATGTGGTCCATAACTGTAGTCAAAATGCTGGCAGCAATCTAAACACATTAGAGCGAGCCAACCGGTATCTTAGTGGACTGCCGATTGTTCACCCTGCCTGTGAGATAGGCAATGCAAACAAATATCAAAATCAATTTATTGAATGTAAAAATATCGAGCCGTTAGATCTTATCATTTGGTTTCATACAGAACTTTCCAGAGATGGCAGGTATGCCAACACTGTTTATTCAAAATTTGCAGAGTTTTTTTCTACACACAATGCAAAAGTTGCTGTGATAGGCGGGGCTGGAGATGTGTTACCAGAATTTTTAACTATGTACACTCCAGATTTTTTTATACCGAGCTGGCGTAGATTAATACTGGGTAAAGATGTTCCGTTGTCTAACACCCTATCTGATGCAAGATCAATTGACAATAGCACATTACCACTGATAGAAAAATTAAAAATTGTAGAAGATAATCTGACTTTGATAGAGTTAGTTAACCAATCACCACATTTTTTTGACGGCTGTCATCCTGGACAATGGCCCCATCAAGATTTGGTAGATAGATTGATCGGTGCAAAATTAATAACGTAGAAAGTGAAAAATGAAAAAACTAGACCTAGATCAAGTCAAACAGTTTATTGATGCCCAGACACCCGAGACAAAAATTTATCTTGGTTGCGACAGCGAACGTGTGAAAGTCAACGGTGCATGGTATGCCGACTATGTGTTGGCCATTGTGGTTCATATCAACGGCAACAACGGTTGCAAGTTGTTTGGCGAAGTACAACGTGAACGCGACTGGGATCAAAAGGCCAGTCGGCCTAGTTTGCGTTTGATGACTGAAGTGTACAAAGTAAGTGAACTGTATCTTAAACTGGCCGAAGTGCTAGAAGGACGAGAAGTCGAAGTTCACTTGGACATCAACCCAGATGAGATGCACGGTTCAAGTTGTGTTATTGGCCAAGCAATTGGCTACATCAAAGGTGTATGCAACGTTATACCTTTTGTGAAACCCGAGGCATTTGCGGCCAGCTACGCTGCTGATAGATTCAAAAGCCTACGTGCAGCTTGATAAGTAATACGGCCCTACCCCCTATGTACGTTGACCTCTCCAGGATGTTGCGTATACGGTAGGGTTTTCTCTAGTGCGGAATTAGTTTAGGGGTAAAACGCGACCTTGCCAAGGTCATGTCACCAGTTCGATTCTGGTATTCCGCTCCAAAATACGGCCCTATCCTCTGCGGACTGATCATCCATGCACGATAGGGTTTTTCTATGAGCTCTTGTAGTACAAAGGCAGTACAATACATTGGTAATGTATAGACGCCGAACCCAGAGATGGGAGTTCGATCCTCTCAGGGCCGGCCAAGCATAAATATCTATAATACCTTTAAGGAGATCAATATGCCCACAACCACAGCCGTTTTTAAATTTATACCTGGAGATGAGACCTATCATTCGCCGGCGCAGGATAGTTTACTTCATACTATTTCTGTTTTTGCAACTAACGGAGTATCCGACAGCAACAAAACCAGCGATACGATAGATGCTGAAACTTCAACAAGAACTATTGTTCGTGAATGGGCAAGCAATGAAGCTGCTGAAGAATTTGCAACAGCATTACAAGCAGAACACCCCACAACCAGTAACACGGCACCTTGGCCAGGACGGCTGGTTAGTGTGACAGTCAATGCTTAATGACTAGCAATATAAAATTCTATAAAATAAAAATAATAAAAAAGATACTAGCAAAAACCAATCAAGCTCAAACACAATTGCTTGATGAATTAACTGCGAATGCAACAGATCCCATAATAGTACAACGTCGAATTAGGATGTTGAAACATTTAAATTTGTATGAGAACCAATTGATTTCTAAGATACAAAATTTTAAAACTGATGACGTCAGTGATCTTAATATGTTTAACATAGATCACTATATAGATGCAATTATCAATCGTAGCGCATGAGACCGTTGTTACGCACAATCAACACAATGTATTTTTACCGTATACTTGATTGGCAAGATCGGCCATATCAACTGGTAGGAAGTCTAGCAAAAGTACAAGGGTTTGATCGTTACAACCAGTTAATCGATCTCAACAATGTGTTTTCAATCAATCCGCACGGCAACCCCATTGATCGTACACAAACAATCACTGGTCCATTTGCATTTGCTGTACAGCGTCCATGGCAATTACCAGCAAAGACTACGGACCTTGATCACGTTATTGCACAAAGAGTCAACAATTACATCAACACCAGAGAGAAACTAAATCTGTGTTGGAGTGGTGGCATTGACTCAACCTGCTTGGTATCAGGTTTCTTAAAACATACTACACATCTAGATCAACTGCGTGTGTTATATTCACCTTACAGTGTTTATGAAAATAGAGATTTTTTTGAATTTATAACCAAAAACTATCCCACACTAGAAATGCTGGACATCAGTGGTGATGTTTATCTAGACACGGTGTTTGATGGTATCATGATCAACGGTCATGGTGGCGATGAATTTACTGCCAGTTTAGATGAGTCGTTTTTTGATGTAGTAGGCTACAAAGGCTTGAACAAGTCCTGGCGCAGTCTGGTGACTGATCCAACACTAGAAGAATTTTGTACTGAATATTTTGCATTAGCTCAACGTCCTATTGAAACTGTACTGGAAGCACGTTGGTGGTTCTATGCCTCTGCAAAAAATCAAATATTTGCCCCCAACGACAGCACATTTACATCTACTGCCAGCACCAGTGCGTTTTTTGATTGCCAAGCATTTGAAGATTATATGTGGCACAACACTGACAAAATTATAACCAGTGACAACTATGCCTCGTACAAACAGTTTTTGAAAAAATACATTTATGATTTTGATCATAATCATGATCATTACACCTTAGCAAGGAAATCAAACAGTAGACAATTTACTTGGTATACTCAAAAGAAGACAGAACTTCTAGCACAACAATGGATTGCGTATCTTGATGATGGCACTGCCATACGTACCCCTAATTTGCCATTCTTCAGTGAGATTGAGTTTAGAGAACAATACGGAGACAGCCTTGGGTATCTATTCAACAATCCTTGATGGTAAAATACCATATCAAAAAACAGCCTTGATAGAAATAGAGTTTTCGGGCACAGCCGACGATGCCGCCATGGTAGTGGTTGTTTTGATTGATGGGCAAACTCAGATGATTCAACAATTATCAACCACTACCACTAGGTTTGAGCACCTGATCCCTGACCACACAGAAACTGCCGAACACGAAATCTGCATTGAAGTTCGCGGCCGTCCAACCGGTGCTAGGTTACATATACACAGTATTCGTATTGAAGGTTTATGCATGCGACTGACCATGGAAGATTCAGGCATTTGCAAACTCGACGGTGAACCTGCGGTGCCGTCTGAGTACATGGGCCAAGTGGGTTACCAAAGCCTAAAGTTTACTACACCAATCTATCCTTGGCTCCTGGCCAACGAGCGTAAAGACACATACTATTATCCTCATTAAAAAAATCAATAGCAAAATGCCTTGACTTAGACATCTCCTATACTATATAATAGTGGATCAGTACAAACACTGAGTTTCATTAACAAAGGAGAAAATATGAAAACTGTAGGCGATAAGTTAACCCCATTTGCTGTCACTGGCGTCAAGCCCGGACAACCACAAGACGCTTTCTATACCATTACTGACAAGAGCTTCGAGGGCAAGTGGAAAGTAATTGTGTATTACCCAAAAGATTTTACATTTGTATGCCCAACTGAGATTGTGGCCTACGACAAGTTGGCCGGTGACTTTGCTGACCGTGACGCAGTATTGCTTACCGGAAGTACAGACAACGAGTTCTGCAAAGTGGCTTGGCAAAAAGCTCACAGTGATCTACAGAAGATCACACACCACCAATTTGCAGACACACAACGTTGGAATGACCAAGCCATGGAAGATCTAAGTCTTATTGGCCAATTGGGTGTATTCTATGCACCAGCAGGTGCCGCACTTCGCGCAACATTCATTGTTGATCCAGACAACGTTATTCAACACGTTACTGTCAACAACTTGAACGTTGGTCGTAGCCCAGAAGAAACATTGCGTGTGTTAGACGCTCTACAAACTGGCGAACTGTGTGCATGTAACCGTACAGTGGGCGGAGAGACATTATAATGGCATTTATTGACGCAATTAAAACTGCGTTACCAGACTACGCAAAAGACACCAAGTTAAATCTTGATGCTGTTCTTTTGCGTAGTACCTTGGATGCAGACGTGGCCATAGGTTGTGCTGTAGCCGCACTCGCCGCAACTGGCAACGGTAAGGTACTGGCTGTATTACTAGCTGATGCTCCTGTTCACGCAGACTCGGCAATGACAGCCGCAAGTATCATGGCACAGAACAACGTTTGGTATCCCTACGTTGAAATGGCTGATGATCCTGCACTAACAGGATTGCCGGCGGGCCTACGTATGAACGCTATTGCAACTCACGGTGGAACTACCAAGTCGAACTTTGAAGCATTTAGTTTGGCCGCAAGCATTGTGGGCAAGTGTCATTTCTGTGTGAAAGCACACTATGAAACGCTGAAGATGGAACAAGGTTATTCTGTAGAACAACTTCGTGATATCGGACGTATTGCTTCGGTAATGAACTCGGTTGCAAAAGTTCTAAACAGTTGACCTAGAGGGCGAAACCTGTTATACTAAGTTTCGTCCTACTTAAATAACTGTATGAGCAACGATCTAGCCAAATTTATAAACTCAAAACGACGCCACAAAACAGATGTAGCAATTGCCAGGCAAGTAAAAATTGCCAAGTCGCACGGCACGTTTAATCAAGCAAACATTCAACAGTCACATCGATTGGCCAAGCATCATGCCATGGATTGTGGCAATCCACATTGCTACTTATGTGGCAACCCACGAAAAACACACAAAGACAAACTCACAGCACAAGAAAAGCGATTGTTCCAAAACGTGGAAGTAATTCGCGACACACATTCAAATGGTTTAACAACAAAGGAAGATGATGAATAACGTATACCTCGAGTGTCTGGCCCCAAACACAGTGCAGTGGTCACAGCTCTCAAAGAGATTGAACTTGGACTTGTTGGTCGAGAATATCTTACCAAGCCACTAGATCTTGAACCGCGTCGACGTCATCGTGACCAAGACCATGGCCGATTCTGATCAGCCAAATTCTGCCAAAGGCCGAGACAGTTTTGACATCACTACTGGCAATACCCTGGTACATTTTTTTAATCGCAACATAACGCCCTACGCCACTAGCACCCTGGGGCCCACGTTTGATCTAGTTCCTGTTGAGAAACAAAAAGACTTGATGATCAACCATGCTAGGATGTATGCCCAGCAAGAGTATGATCGTATTATGGAACTGGTTAAAGTATTAGAAAAACAAGCACAGGATATTCAACGTAGACTTGATGTTACTGATGCAGTATATGCTGCAGAATACAATTTTCAGATTGTGATGGGTCACTGCTATTGGTTGGTATGGCACAAGCGTCACAACAAAAACCTGTTGGTACTCACTGGGCCCAACGACTGGAACACCGGCGTACCAGAAGATTACCAGTACATTATGCAGGTCAAGTACATGGGCGATCACACCTGGCAAGAAGTAATACCTTAGTACTACTTGACCAAAATTGCCCTTTGTGCTATAATAATGTATTGAACGGAGAACAACATGCCCTGGATTGAGAACGTGGCCGCCGCAGATATACCCATGCGGTATCATCACAATGCTGGTCCCAACTCGATGCTGATTCAAATCATGGATCCTGCATCCAGTTGGTGGCCAGAGCCTGCACATGATTTTAAAGAAACTCACCGCTTTGAATTCTTGGATGCCGAAGACAAAGACGGCTTTCCCGACGAAGCAAAGATCTCGGATGAGCAAGCCCAAGAAATTGTGCGTCTGTTGCAACATGCATTGAAGAAGCGCATGAACGTGGTTGTGCATTGCATGGCTGGCCTGTGCCGTTCAGGTGCAGTGGCAGAAGTTGGTATTATGATGGGATTTAAAGACACCGAAAAGACTCGTATCCCCAATCTACGTGTCAAGCACCGGTTGATGAAACAACTGGGTTGGACATACGATGAAAACGAAAAGCCAGACGACGAAGCCTGGCGCAGAATGAACTTAGATTTTTAAGAAAGGAGCACAAGATGCCAGCAGTATTTTTGGTTAGCGACACGCACTTTGGACATGCCGGCGTCTGTCGCTTCACGCATCCAGATGATCCTGAAGTGAAATTGCGTCCCTGGGACGATCCTGACGAGATGGATGAAGAAATGATTCGCCGTTGGAACGACACCGTTCGTCCCAGCGACAAGGTATACCACTTGGGTGACGTTGTTATCAACCGCAAGGCCTTGAAAACATTGGCCAGGTTAAACGGTGACAAAGTGTTAATCCGTGGCAACCACGACATCTTCCGTGATGACGAATACCGCGAGTACTTTCGTGAGTTGCGGGCCTATCATGTGATGAACGGCATGATCTTGAGTCATATCCCTGTGCATGAGGCTTCATTGGGTCGCTTTGGTGTAAACATTCACGGACACTTGCATGCCAGTCGTGTGAAGAAAGCCCGTGGTGTTGATGCCAAGACCGGAACTGTGTTGTACTCTACTGAGATTGATCCCCGGTACCATTGTGTATGCGTGGAGCAGACTGACTTTGCACCCATCTTGTTTGAAGATGTTATTAAAAACATTGAAGCAGAAGGTGGCACAGTTGGGTTTAAATCCGGCAACGGACCCACTATGTAAAAGGTAATACTTCAGTGTTACAAAAGCCCTGCACTTTTGCGGGGCTTTTTTTTGGTTGACCAAATATTCAAGATCGGCTATAATAATAACATGAAATTAGAAATCAACGAAATACTACAGTGGACCGGAGCAGTGGCTATCATTGCCATGCACGGCCTCAACGCCGTGGGTCCTGCGGCTTATCCCTACAACATCATCGCGGCATTTATTGGCACCGTGGCATTCCTTTCATGGACCATCCGTGTACGAAACCTGCCACAGTTCACAGTAAATGTG